CTAGTCGTTGTGGTGCTGGCATTAGGGCTTACCTGGATTGGTGTACTTGCGAAGTGAGTTGTAGGTATTGATCCCAGCCCCTACCGCTCCAATTGCAGAACCCAAGAATGCAGATCCAGCACTTGGAGCAGCGCCAGCAAACGACGGACCAGCAGGATTAACCAGCGTTGGTAATGGAGCGAACGGCATGATCGGATCCTGAATATCCTGCATCTCATAGAGCTGCTGACTGTTGTATTGGTTCAGGTAACTGGCGATATTCCCTGCTTGGTCTCTTGTGTATTGCCGATCTCGAAACTGCTGATTCATCTGTTGCAGTGATGCCATATCGCCGGACTGTCTGGCGTAATCATTTAGATAGCGATCACTGCTTGCGCCAGCATTAAGTCCAGCAGCAGTCGTCGCCTGAGCCCGTAAGGCTTGCTGCTTGTACTGCATCAGTGATACAGCGTCAGACATTGACTGCTGACTAAATGCTTCAGACGTGGCCTCACTGGCCTGCATGAAGTTGACGCCAGCACCAGTCCTTGCTTGTGCAACCAGCTCGGCCTGATCAATAGATCTGGCTAGTTCAAAGTTGCGCAGCTGGTTGGCATAAGCAACCTCTTGGCCGTAATTGACCTGTTGCTGCCAATAGGAATATTGATTATTGAGGTCTGTCTGTTGCTGTTGTTGAGAAGCAGACCACGAGGCAAATTCGGAAGACGCCTCACGTTGCGCTTGTTGGTTGAGGTAGTCCTGCCGTTTGGCTTGGCTGCCAAACATTCCCATTCCAAGGTTCAGAGCGCCTGACCCTGCGGCCAAAACCAAGGGGCTAATAACAATCATTAGTTGTTTCTCCAGAAATCACAAAACAAAGCGCCGGACTTTCCGATTGGCTTGGGAATATCAACGGTAAAACCAAGCATCTTTAACCAGCGAATTGACTCAGCGTTTTTGGAATACACCTGATTGAACAACGGACCACCCACTTCTTCAAAACAAGTATCAACCCATTTTCGCCCTTCAACGATCAACTGCCATCTTCCCCTGCGTGTTGCTGTTAATTCAGGAGTTCCCAGCATCCAAATGCGATGTCCTACGACCCCGCAAAGACCAACAGGATCGCCCTCATCGCTAGCAATTCCACGACAAATACTTGACTCACAAAAGCTTGTCTTGACCGCTAGGAACGGATCCATCCCATGACTCAGCATGACTTCGGTCGCATCTGCCGGTCTGAGGTTATCGGCAATTGCCATGGCATCACTGGCTGATGGGTCCATGATCCACTTCATCAACTCGCCCCTGAGCGGCTGGTCACCATTCCAATCCATTCAACAGTGGAGAACTTGCTCGGGTGCGGTGTGTCATTCAACAGCTCCACCAAAACGCGATCACCACGACCCATGATCGGAACGTTAAATACGCCCTCGTAGAAGCGTGGAGAGGAGTCAGTCGCTACAGGAGGATTGCCAATAGATGATCCCCTAACAGCAATCGTTGTTCCGTCAAACGTATAAAGACCTTCTGCCCGATGCTCCGGCAATGTTTTTACTTGGAAAAAGCCTGACTCGTGATAGCCAAGCTTTGCCTGACGAACTTGAGTGCGAACAACATTTCGGACAGCTTTACCGCCACCAATGTCTTGCATCAGCTTGAAACGGCTAAACCGATAGCGGAACTCGTACTTCTCTCCAGCCCATACTTCTTCGATTGACCAATCACCGCGTGTTGTAACTGTTGTTCCGCTATTCGTTGAACCAAGCAACACTGGCCCAGGCTTGCCAACACCTGCCCTGTTGTAAGCAGACCAAACCTGAATCTCGCTGGTCGCTACATACGGCAAGGTGAATGTCGTTTGATTGTCTTGCTTGTTGTAGACACCTTTTGCCATCTGCATAGGGGCTGGTGTTGCTGAACTTGTTCCTACAAGCCGGTCCAAAAGCAATGGGTATGGAGCAAATACAACCTCATCTGCACGATCAAGAACAGACATTGCCTCTAGGTAAACCTTGGAGCCATACCGCATCAGGCAATAAAGGATCTCTCTGATGCAAACCACCTGAAGAATCTCGTCAGCGCCAAATTCCCAATAGCTCCAACTGTTCTGGACTCGCTCAGGGCCGCTGCCTGTATTTCGCAGGAACCATTTGTAGGTATAGATCCGATTGCGGTAATCCAAGCCAGTCGCGGCTGATTGCTTCCCGCTAATGATGAAAGCTGAGTTGCCGGTGTCGTTGATCGTCAACGAAAAGCATTCGTCTGGGATGTAGCTCGATACATAACCAGTCAAGTCAGAAGCATCAGCAGTCAATGCAGTACCAGCACCACGCACGGCAAACTCACGCATCTGTGACCATTGGCCATTGGACTGCATAAAGAAGATGCCGCCTCCTGCCTGTACGGGTCGGACATCGGTATCAACATCAAATTGGGTAAGAACAGTTATCTGAGCTGTTGCTGGTGTCAGAACTGTTTCTGCCGCATTAAACCTGAACTGAATCTGACTGGAAAACAGAATCAGTTCGTCTTGGTACGGGACGGCATACCGTAAAACGGAGACCCTGTTATTACTAGCCACAACATCAACAGGATCTGTATCCAAGACCGTCGTGACTGTTTCTGGGAAAAACTCAAAGAATTGGCGAACTCTACTGAGCACAACATTTTCGTCAGCCAAGAAACCGAGCCGGTTCTTATAGATAAAGATGTCGTTAATCGCATAGCCAACAAAAGAAGGGTCAGGGGCTGTGTCGTAGTCGCCGGAGATTCGTTCACCCCAAGAGGGCACACCGCTAGGGATGCCGGTAACAGTTTGACCATCGACAGGGCCAAACCAAAAGTTGCCGTTACCCTTCCTAATTAAGACGTGCGGCATCGTCGTTGGGTCAAGCTTGTACTCAACGCCAGGGCTGACGGTTTCAACCCATGCGCCTTCGCCAAACGTCCCGCTACGTGGGTCAAATTCAACGTAGTAATTGTCAAAATTATTCGACGGATCTCCAGTGATTTGTACCTGATAACCCTCAGGGGCAATTGTCGGCAGTTCCGTAAAAGCTTGTACTTCACTCAAGATTGCAGTGATAGTGCTGTTGGCTTTGGCGTCAGTGGCTTTAATTGTTATTGGGTTGTTGCCATAAATCCAAATGACAGAGCCTGACTGCTCAAGTGTGTATCCGGTTAAGCCAGCAGTCCCAAGTCCTGTGATTAACGCTGCGGCGATCTCCTCCGAGCTGATCCGATTCTCAGTGACTGTCGTGCCATTGCTAACGACCGGAGCGACTGGTGTTTGAACAGTCACCTCGTTGCCGTTGACGTTGACGACGTATTCATTGCCGTAAGCAGCTTGTTTGACCCAAACCAAACACTCATGCGTTTGTCTTGCCACCTTTGGAGCCGTAGCAGGATCAGTTGCTGTTGCCGTAAGAACGTTTGTGATCCATGTGTAATCAGCAATCGTCACAGCACGAATCTGCTGCTTCGCTGATGTCACGCTGCTCAAATAGCTATAAGCGCCAGGATCAGCAGTAACTGTTCGCTCGGTTCCATCTAGCTCAAAGACTTTGACAAGACTTTTTGAGATGACAGCGATGTACTCCTCTTTCTGATCTCTAAGGATTGCGTGAAAGAAAGCATCGCCAAATCCCACGTCGCTAACTTCCGCCAGCGTTTTGGTGCTGTCACGCTTTCGCAACCCTTCAGCAATAGAAGAGACAGCATTAATTTGAATCTCGCCTTGGCTTGGATCTCGTTGAGCGTCTGGTTGCTGGCTTATCCCTTGGATCAGATTAGGGATTGTGACGGCTACGTTTTTCATCAGAAGATCGAGGAACCAAGCGAAACACGACGATTCATCAATCCATTGCTTGGCTGATACGTCGGGAATGAATAATTGCCAGACAACATGTTCGGGCTTTCTTGCTGCATTTCCACTCGTTCAAGAACTGCTTTAGCGTCCTCCTCGTCTTTCAGCGTGTATTTGAACAACGCCTCAGAACCAAGGCTCCTGTCCGAGAAGATCCTTGCGCCCCTGATCGTGACCCAACGATTGAAAGCCTCTGGCACCGAGTCCCAAGACAACAGCCAGATCACATCAGCCGACAGTTCAGTCATGGACTTGTCCATGTTGAACGTTCGATTCACAAGGTCGTAAACCTTTGTTCCCCTTAACTGAAACCGACCGTTGTATTGATAGGCGTTTGGAGCAAATTCAACGAGAGTCTCTGGGACAATAATTTGATTCGAGACAGCATCGACCTTGAACGGATAGCTGTACTCAGTGTTCCAACTCCAGCCACGCACTTGGCCTTCCTTATGGATCTCAAGGATGGTTCGCTCTGCAATCCGTGCGTCTTGGATCTGCTCATTGTCGAGATTATCAACCGGCTGCTCACCGATGTTCTCCAAGCAAACATTCACTGCATCTAGCAATGTTGTTCTGCCTTGAGCTTTGGTCTGCGCGGCTAGACCCATCTGACAACTACGGGGACGATAAGCACAGTCTATGGCGCATGAAAAAAGGGGCCAGCGCCCTGACCCCTTAGTCCCCTACCCGGCTCAGGTTAAGAGACGGAGATAGCGCAAGCGCATTCAGCGCGAAGCTGACCCATTCCCAGAGCTTGTCTTGCGACGAGCAAGTCAGATTGGTAC